GTGTCCAAGCATGTCGGGCATGTCGGTCTGTACGAATACACGACTGATGTCGTAGGAGAAATTCAGTATGTTGAGGGATGATCTGATTAGCCTGCTCGGATGGCGCCTGGGAGACCGGGACGACATGCGCGAGCGAGCTATCGCTGAGATGCAGTACGCTCAGGAATACCAACTGGAGGCGAACATATGGCTACCCTGGTTTTTGGAAGTCGATGCGGTTGGGCTGACGGCCACGGCGGGAGCGCAGTATATGGACCTGCCGGTGGACTTCCTGCGGGAAATCGAAGGCCACTTTCCGACCATTGTCAGCGATGGCCAGACTATCCGGTTGACGAAAGCCGACAAGACGACAGCTTCCACCTGGGAGACAGGGACAGGGACGCCGACCTACTATGCGCTTGTTGGGACTCGGATAGCGATCTTCCCGACGCCTGACGAGGACTACGCAGTCGAGTGGCGGTACTATGGGAAGTCAACTCCGATCCACTCGACGAACGATCCGACACCCTGGCTGGTCCATGCAGGCGATCTCGTCCTGGCCCTCGTCGGGCAGGCTATCGCCGGCAAGCATGTCCGGGATACGAAGATTGCAGGTGAGTTCGCGAACGATGCAGTCCTCGCCTGGGCTCGCCTGGATGGGGCGAATCTGGAAAGAAGGGAAGTGAATCTTGAACGCGCTATGGGAATGAGGCCATGACAGTTGAAACTGCAACGTATTTGAAGGACTTGAACAGCCTCCTCCCGGCGACTGGCGATCTGGTAGCGGAGGGGGACGATCATCTCCGCCTGGTGAAGACGGTCTTGCAGACCACCTTCCCTGGCCGAGGCGTAGCGGACATGGGTGTCATAGTGAAGACAGCCGGTTTTTCCGCTTCTGTCACAGAGATCGGCTGCGTCTACAAGTGTACGTCAACGCTGACACTAGAACCACCTTCCATATCTGGTTTGGTTGCAGGGACTCACTGGTTCATCCGGGCAGCAGGTGGAGCCGTAGTTATAGACCCATCCGATGCTGCACTGGTGAATGGAGCAGCCATTCTGACCCTCCCGACCGATGCTGCCGCGATCCTCATCTTCGACGGAACGGGTTGGGTCGCCTTCGTCATGGGTAGTCTGGCCGCCGGGACAGGGCCAGCCTTCTCAGCCATTTCCGGTGTAGGGACTAACGTCCCAAGTGGCGTTGAGACGAAAGTAACCTTCGGTACTGAAGAGTTCGATACGAACGGTTCCTATGATACGGTCCTGTCCAGGTGGACTCCTGGTATTCCTGGGCATTATTTGATCGAGTCGGTTGTCTGGTTTCCTGCCCCGGAAATGGTCCGTCTGCATGCGCTCATCAGACAGAACGGATCAACTGTCGCGGCAGGTCCTATCGGCACCCAACAGTCCGCTATAGTTAGTCGCTTACTGAAGTTGAATGCGACTGATTACATAGAGATCTTTGTCTACCAGGCTTCGGGTGTCGCGCGTACTACCGTCCCAACCAACTTATCCCACTTCGGTGGCGTCCTCGTCCGCGCTGGCTAAGGGGTCCCATGCCTATTGTCTCTCTCCCGCTCACCTCCGGCGCTGCCGAGAATGTAGGGCTGAACTTCGACTTGAATTCCTCAGAATGCCCTGCTCGGGCCTGGACGAGTGGGAGAAATGTGCGGTTCTCGCTCCAGGGTGTCCTACCCACGAAGAATGACTCATTGATCGTGACTGCAGGAAGCACCTTTCACAGTCTTTTCCCCGCGACAGACCCTAATTCAGGTGATCCCCTATGGGTCCTAGGTGGGAATACGGCGATTTATGCGCTGGACAACACGACCCTGACTGATGTCACGAGAGTCAGTGGTGGCTACACTGGAGTTCTTGCGAATCGCTGGGTCGGGGCGAACATGAACGAGCTGATCTTCCTGACGAATGGAGTGGATAAGCCGCAAGTCTGGAACCCAACCACGCCAGTGACGAAGCTGATCGACCTGCCGAACTGGCCAGCCACGGTCCGTTGCGCTGGCATCCGTTCCTTCAAGAACTTCCTCCTTGCTTTCAACATCCTGAAGGGCAGCACACGATACGGCTCGATGGTGAAGTGGGCGCATCCGGCCGACCCAGGACTGGTCCCTCCTTCCTGGGACGAGACAGACCCGACGAAGGACGCAGGTGAGTACTCCTTGTCCGAGACGCCTGGGGCCATCGTGGACATCGTTCCTATGCGCGACCTGGCTATCGTGTATAAGGAGGATTCGGTCTGGACCATGCAGTACATCGGCGGGGCGTATATCTTCAAGTTCGCGAAGCTGTTCGACTCTTTCGGCATTCCGCAGAGGAACTGTGCTATCGAGTTCTTGCCAGGTCAGCACATATGCTTTACTGGAGATGATCTGGTAATACACAACGGACAGCAGAGTGTGTCCATCGTAGAGGGAAGAATCCGCACCTTCCTGAAGAACATGACCCACCAGCAGGCCCTAGCGTCCTTCCTGGTCGTGAATCAGCAGGAAACGGAGGTCTGGTTCTGCACGAGTACAGGGGACGGCTCGACTCGTCTGGTCGACAAGGCCATCATCTATAACTGGATGGCGAAATCAATCGGCATGAGGGATCTGAGTTCTGTCGCGGCCATTGAATCTGGAAGGGTGACAGGTACTCTAGCAACCTGGGGAACAAGCACTACGATCTGGGAGACTGACAGCCGTACCTGGGGCGAGGTCGGGCAGTCGGACGCGATTGCGAAGCTCCTTGGCCTGCGTGGCACGTCCGTCTACCAGTTCGACTGCAATAATTATAGGGAGAATTCGACTCTAATTGAGCGGACTGGTATCGGCATCCCTTTCCGCACGAATACTCCGCCTGACACAACGACGATGAAGTTCCTGTCCCGTCTGTGGCTACGAGTCATCGGGCAAGCAGGGACTGCACTCAGCGTCACGCTCGGCAGCCAAGCTGAACCGGATCAAGGTATTGTCTGGAAGACTGCGAAACAGTACATTATCGGTTCCACAAAGAAGTTGGACTTCACGCTGAGTGGACGCCTGTTCGCCATTCGGATTGAGTCGGCGAACGGGCATCCCTGGATTCTCCTGGGAATTGATGCTGAGGTTGAGAAGGCGGGGGATAACTGATGGCAAATGATCTTCTCCCGCCTACTGTCGATCCTGACTTCGTCCGGGCTTTGCAGGAACGCTTGCAGACCCTGGAGAACGACCTGGAGCAAATCAGGGATGGGCGCGGATTCCCGCTTCGTGGGGTAGCTCCAGCCAAGCCGGTGAACGGGATGATCGTTCAGGCAGACGGTGTCGGCTGGAATCCAGGGGCTGGTGCAGGTTATTATGAAAGGAAAGGTGGAGCATGGGTCAAACTGTAAAATTGATGGGGAAGACAATTCCGGAATTCTTCTCCCCATTTGATGTTAAGTCGTATACCGGGGAGTCTGTCGAGGAGATCTGGCCGTTCGTCGCTCCCCTCCTGGACAAGGCGGTCACCGTCTCCCGCAAGGAACTCAGTCTCGAGTACATCAAGGCGTCCTTGCTAACCGAGCACATGCAGCTCTGGGTCGCCACCGAGAACGGGGAACTGATCGGCACGATGGTGACTGAGCTAATTCAGCATGTGGGCAAGAAAGTGTGTAACGTCGTGGCGCTGGACGGCTCTGGCATCGTGAACATCTGGCACAAGGGGGCAAGATACTTCCTGGCCTGGATGATTGCAAATGAAGTGGATGAACTCGAGGCAACCTGCCGGAACACGGTCGCAGATATGCTTCGTTCCATCGGCTTCGAGCAGACTGCCAACGTCATGACCTTCTTCATCAAGGAGCGAAAAGTATGAGTGGTGGAGGTAGTGGAGGTGGAAGTTCGACTACGACTCAGCAGAACTACTCGCCTGAGGAGGCTGCTCGCCGAGCTCAGGTCATGGGGGAGGCTGAGCGAATCTACAATCAGACAGCTCCCTCGATGTCGTCGGCGAGTTATCCAGGGGAGCAGCCTGTCCCGTTCTCTGCCCCGTCGATAGCGGCTCAAAATCTCGCTGTCCATCAGGCTGGGCAGCAGCAGATTGG